AAGACGGCAAGGTTGGAATGTTAGATTATAAATTTGTCCCATCTCAAACAACTCTTAAAAAACAATTGCCTGGTAAAGCTCAACAAATAGGGGAACAGGTTTTAGGCCCGGCTAGAGCAAATGAAGGAAATAGTTATTTATTTGGAAATTTAAATCATTTGTTAAAAGCAATTGATGCTCATGATGCTTCATTAAATAAATATATTTCTGATGCAACAAAGGGAAGTTTGGATGAACAAATTCAAGCGGCAAGAAGCAAACTTGATATGGAAGAATTAAATGTTAGCAAAGTATTAAATGACTTTCTTAAAGATCTGCAAGAAGATTCTTTTAATGCTGGAGATTTAACAAGAACTCCGGGAACGGAAGAAGTTGGAGAAAATATAATTAAAGTGCTTAAAAGCGCAAGAAGCCAGGTTACAAGGGTCCTTGGTAAAGAATACGACAACGTTGATAATCAATTTTATGATTTAATAAATGTTCCAGCAAACGCTACAAAAGCACAAAAAGATACTGCTTTTGCTATCAGCAGAACTATTGGCCTTACGCAATCAAGATATTTAAAAGATAGTATTAATGTACTTGAGCAATTTAAAGCAAGTAATTCAGCTTGGGAAGTAGCAGGGGCTACTGATCCAGGATTACCAGGTGGCGTAATTAAACAAATAGAAAATGCTCTTGAAAAGATGCTTGCTCAAGCACAAAAAGGAACACTATCTTTAACAAATGTTAGAAACAGTTATGACTCTATTAAAGATATGGCTTCAAGCAGTATGGTTCCGACTCAGCTAAGAAGGCAAGTATTAAGAATATTAAATAAATTAGATGACAGAAGACATGTAGAGTTAGATGAAGCTGGTAAAAATTTTATTGAAGGCAAGGGGTTGGGATCGACTGATAGTATATTTACTACTTTAGAAATAAATAGTCCTGAAGAATTTAGTAGGGTATTAGCAGAAACACAAAAAAGGTTAGATATAGGTGATGGATTTGGAATTCAACCAGCAGAACAAAGATTAATTACTAAAGCTGTTGGCGATTTAAGAGATGCAAATAAATTATCGGCTAAATTGTTAGAGCCATTTGATAGGATAAGAATTAATAAAACCATAGAGCGTGGAGGTACAGGCTCTTATAATGCTGATGAAGTTTATATTAATTTAGTAGAGAACGGAAAACCTAAAGACCTTAAAGATTTATTTCAAAGTTTAAGAACTTACGATCAATATAAAAGACAAATGGCTGCTGGAGGCAAAGGTACTGCTACAACAGCAGAACAAGATTTAAAAGCTGCGTTAAGAAAAAGATTGTTTACAGATGCTGGAAGAATGTCAACCGATACTTCTGGAGCAGAAGCTGTAATTGATTTTACTGCCTTTGCAAGACATATTCAAAAATTTGAAGGCCGACATGAAGGTAAATTACTTGAATTATTTTCAGATGCTGGTGGTGGAAGAAGTACAGGAAAAAATGTATTAGACACTATCAATCAATTGGTTAAATTAAAACCATCATTAAAACCAGCAGATTTAAAAGATTTAATTAATAGCTTTACTACATCTGGAAAAGGATTAGCCGCTAGTGACTCTGGCATTTCTTTTATACAAGGATTAACCCAATTAGCCAAAGCTTCAGAAGCTAAATTAATATTTACATCTAATACAGCTATTTCAGAATTACCGCTTAAAGGTGTTGATGAAACTGTAAAGGCAATTTTTAGACCAAATGCAGGCTCTAACATAAGAATATTAAAAGAGGCAGTTAGTGATGAGGTTTTTAAAGAAGTTCAACAAGCTAGTATGCAAAGACTTTTATCTAAATCAATTGATTTTAATTACAACGGTAAAGGAAATATAACTGAAGTATTTAAAGCAGGACATTTAAAGTCTGCATTAACTACTTATGGTGATGAGACTTTAGAAGCTATGTTTGGCAAAGAAGTTACCCTAGGTTTAAAAGATTTTCAAAGGTACATAGATCTATCAACAGTTGGTGAACTTGGAAGAGGTGGATCTGCTGGTGGGTTGGTAGCAGCTGGTATTGCAGCTGGTATTGTGTTTGCTCCTTTAGCAACACTACCTACATTAGCTGGTTTAGCAGTTATGAGGCAATTATTAGCTAATCCAAGGTTTGTTGGCATAATGTTAAAAACAGATAAAGGCTCAATTAAACAGGCTATTGAGATGGCCAGAAGAGCTGCTGGTATTGTTGGTGTTAGGTACGTTAATGGTCAAGCAGAGTTAATAGGATTTGAAACAAATAAAGCTTTAAACGAAGCTACTAATCAAGCTGAAGATAAAGGAATGATAGATACTGCAAAAGATTTTTTTAAGTCTACTACCGAGCAAGCAGGTCAAATTAGAAACGAAATACCTCAATCATTCCCAATATCTCAATCAAACATACCTGTTCCAGACGTACAACCAGTACAGATGCCCAACTTAAATCCTTTATCACCAGATAGAGTAGACTTTGATGAGCAGTTATTTGGCAGGCCTTCTAGAATAGGTTAAAACCCTAGCTCATTGCGATCCATTCCTAACGGTTTATCAGACAAACATTCCCATTTATCTAACGGTATGTGTATATAAGGCTCGTTGTCTTCATCATAAATAGGATTGTCGCTTACATTCATTCTTACATCATAAACAAAGTCTTTCTCCCATTTGTGCATATAGATGCCGTCTGTCATAGCATAAACAATAATAAACGGCACTCCGGTTGCTAATGCAAAAGAAGATCCTTTCCGCAGTTTGTTTGTAGATATTATAAAAGTGTCGTATTTATCATGAGCAAAAGTGCGACATTTAACTTCGCACCAATAGTTTTTTTCTTGCGACTCTATCCAATAATCTAGTGAATAACTTGTGGGTAACTTATGGCAACTAACTCCCCAAAGGCCCTCCAAAAATCCTGCTACACGCTCTTCTCTTTTCTGGTCTTCTCTGCTTTCTAATGATGGTGTCTTCATATCATTCCTCAAAGAAGTTAGGATCTACGGCAACAAACCTTTTGGTTGGTCTGCCTTTGCCCCCAACTTTAATTTCAATCTCCTGGATTTCACCAGCATTCTTTAATCGTTCTATAATCTCTTTGACTTCATAAGACTTCATACTTCTAAACAACTCATGCCTATCTACTTCTCTTTTAGATATGCCTTCTCCATTTCTAGATCTAATAAAAGACAACACTTGTTTAATACGAGACTCTGTTGCAGAGCTGGCAACTTTGTCTCTGCATGACTCTATAAACATTAAATCATAGTATCTAATGTAATCTATAGACCACTTCATAATGTCTCCTGTAATCGTCTTAGCGTCTGCGTTAGAGGCTAACGTACATAACAAGGCTAACCTCATGGCTTTCTCTTTAGATCTACTGAGCAAAGGCTCTAAGTTATCTTTTTCTAATATGTCCTGTCTTTTAACAATCTCTCTGGCAAAGTCTTGCAACAACTCTTCTGACTGCTTATCAAAATTTAAAATAGTTTGATTCAAATCCATTTCTGAATTGTCTCTAGAGGTATCACTAAGACCACCCTTTAGCCTTCTAATGTAATTAACCCAGTTAACTATAGTAAGAGGAGGTTCTGTATATCGTCTTAGATCTCCAACTCTTCTAGGTTCTTTAGATTCAACAACTACAAAACGGTTAAGAAAACCATCTGCAATACGACCACCATTTAATGCTGAATAAAAATTCTTAGGTACAGACAAACCAACTAATGTAATGGCTGGTTTATGTGTAACTCTATTCATCATCTGTTCTTTGTATTGTTCTTGTACTCCCATCAAAGAATAGTTATCTGGTCGCAAAGTCCCATGACAACGACCCCAAGCCTCCATAAGAGTCTGTATGCCGTCCTCTTTATTGGTATTACCAGCGTTACTAATTGCTTCAAGTCTTTTACCAAACTCATCCATAATAGTAATTTGCGTAGGTCTTATCTTTAAAACAGAATGTACAGCACCACTTGAGGTATAACCGTCTCCTACTATTAACTTCTCGTGGTCCGAAGCATTAATAACAGCTTCAATAAATGTTTTGATGTTCTCTTTACCCTGACCAGATTTAGCAACGCCCATAAAATACATACTAGAAAAATTGTTCATGTTGGTTCTATACAAACGCCCACAAGTAACACTAGCCAAAGCTAATGCTCCAACGAGAGATAATTCTGGTTGAGGCACTTGCGCTATCTCTTCACAAAACTCAAACATGTTTTTAATTAAACCAGGTGGTGAGAATAGATCTGCTGGTGGACTAATGCTTTCTGTTGACTGTATAAATAATGGTGCTATTTGATTCTTTCTATCGTGCGTTCTTTTAACATTTTCTGCTACTGAGTCTATTTCCTGTTGAGGTAATGGAGGGTTGTTATTCTTATTCCAGTTCTGCAAAAAGACTTTAACAAATTCAAGGTTTACATTTTTAGAAATTAAATACCCAGCTATCCTAGCTGCTCCATCGTTCCTTGATCCTTCAAGCACTCCATCTAATGAGAAAGGAGCTGTTTGTTTGCTGCTTTCAATCTTAGGTATGCCTGTAATTTGTATGTACTCTTTCTCGGTAAAATCTGGTAGATCTGTATGATCGTCAATCTTCCAATCAGTAAACATAACAGGCTTGTAAACAGTACCATTAGCATGACGGTTATATGGCGCAATAATTAAGCCACCAACTCCCCGTATGTCTATTAGTCTTTCTATAGGAGTATCGTTAGTCCTTCTTGTAGCGAAGGTGGTGTAGTTTTCTGGGTTGTTATAATAGTAATGCATGCCTTTACCAGTTATCACCTTAAAAGGACAAGCAGGTAAATTTCTCTCTACCCAATCCATAGCCTCTGGCGAGTCTGCATCCACAACAACAAATTTGCCGCACACTAATGCTACAACAAGATTGTCTCTATCTTTAAACCAAGATTCAACAAGTTCTCTGGTAGGCCTAGTCTCCTTATACTGTTCCCAGCTTCCTAAGAATGATGGAGGTTTCTTGTTAGATCTCTGTAAAGGGACAACATTATAACCATCATCAAAATAAGCCAAGGCAATATCTAAGGAAGAATCATCCTCATTAATATTGAGTTGAAACACTCTAGTTCTGTTCTGTCAATATTTCAGATATAGAACCATATATAGATTCAAAATCTAATCTCCCCTCTGTTGCCTGTATTATTTGTTTAGCTTGAGCTATAGACGGTTGCCTATAACCATACCTCCAGGATTTACATGATGCTTCTGAGCATTTAAAGTCTTCCGAAGCTTTCTTATTTCCTAAGAACGCGATATATCCCGATAGGGTATAATCATCTACCTTTCTATCTTTGTGTTTTGGTTGTACGCCCATAGTGCTTAACTCCTTAAGTTTTTTTGTTGCTATTGATCTGGATCTAAAGTAGTAATTAGCCACCCAGGTCATGTCATTTAATTTACCCATATACTTCTCCTAAATAATATGATTTACACATTGTAGTTTCTTCATGTATAATAATCAAGTTCATTTCAAATAAACCGTAGGAGGGTACAAAATATGAGCTTGAAAGATAAAATAAAAACACCAGACAAACTTGTCAATAAGCAAGGAGCAAAACTTCTTGTGTACGGCCAAGCCGGAGCTGGAAAAACTTATGCAACACAAACTATGCCAGGCAACGTCTTGGTTATAAGTGCTGAAGCTGGGTTGCTTTCTATTAAAGATGCGCCCAACGTATCTGCTATTGAAGTAAGTAATTATGACGATTTAAGAGAAGTTTATTCTGCTCTAAAATCTGGCGAATTAGTCTACGATAGCGTGTGTTTAGACTCTGTATCAGAGATCTCTGAGATCTTATTGGTGCATGAAAAGGGTAGAAACAAAGACGGGAGAATGGCTTATCAGAATGTAGCTGAAGCAGTCACCAGTCTAATGAGATCATTTAGGGATCTAGATATGCATGTGTTATTTCTTTGCAAAGAAGGCAAAGATAATAATGATGGCGTATTTTTCTTTGGTCCTAAAATGGCAAGTAAACCTCTGGGAGATTCGATAACGTATTTCTTTGATGAGGTTTTAGCACTTCGTATTATTGACGATCAAGATGATGATGGTAATGCGATAGCTGCAAGGTGGTTACAAACGAGAATAGGTCAAGGCTACACAGCCAAAGATCGTAGCGGTAAGCTAGAAGCGTTTGAGAAACCTGATTTAACTGCTCTAATTGCAAAATTAGGGTTTTCTATGAATGTTGAAAATAAGGAGAGTAAATAATGTCAGATTTTAATGATGTTGATTTTTTTGAAAACGTGGAGCAAATGGAATCGAAAGGTCCAGAGGTTGCACCAACTGGTGATTACGAAGCAAAGATTATTGCTGCTGAAAAGTACAAATCTAAAAGCGGTAATTGGACGCAAAAATATACTTTTCAGATTGATGGCGGTAAATACCGAGATCATTCTGAGTGGTATAACTTATGGTCAACCAACGAAACAACTAAAAAGATATCATCCGAGATGCATAGTCGTTTAGCTTTGGCTGTTGGATTTAAGAAGCTACCAGAGTTTGGTAAAGACTTTATAGGTAAAACTATTAAAGTAAACATGAAGCAATTTGAAGATGTTTGGACAGATGGCGAAGGCCAACAAAGAACATCTCTCAAGTCTAAGATCATGAAACTTGAGAAGTCAACGGTTATGTCTCCCCCCCAAGAGGCAAAACCACCCTTTTAAGTAAGGGTAAACGAAAGGGGCGTTAAGCCCCTTTTTTTTGCATACAAATACGCCAAGCAGATTGTTTTATTTGATTTGGGTAGTTGGTGTACAAAGAATCTCTGCACTTATTAAATTGTTCTTTTAGATCTATTGATTGTTTTTCTGGGATGGTTATAAGGCTGCATGTGTTTAAAAGTAAAACAATACAGAGAATGCGCATTATTTTTTATGTAATGAAATAAAATGCTCTGCGTCCACCAGGACCAAAGGCTTGCTTCTGTTTCTTTTAATAACAACCAAAGGTTCGTAATCTTTGCAATTGGATTCAGCTTGCTCATACGCTTTCCATACATTAACTGCTTCTTGATTCTTGCATTCAATTGAGTAAGGAAATTTATTCCGGGATTGTTTACCCATAATAATATCTTCGCCTTGGCTTCCCATAGGCCTTGACTCTAGATCTTCTTTATCTAAGCATAAGATCTCAATCATTACATTAGCAAACCATTGCTGGAGTTTGCGACCTTTCGCTTTAGCGCTTGATGTTTTCATTATTCAGAAACAAAAACCATAACTTCGTCTTCGCTTATTTTAATCATACCTATTACCTCTTTGCCTTTAAACTTTCTCTCTGCGCCAGCAAATGATTTTGCTTTTACAATAGGAGTGTCTACTTGATAATCTTCGTCTTGTCCTTCTAGTATAATTGACTTTAATATGTTCATAGTTAAACATTTTCCATTTGTTCTATTGCCCAGTTAATATACACAACGGCCTTCTGAAGATCCTGGATGTTTGCATCTTTGTGATTGGCTCTCCAAATATATTTAAAAGCATTACCCTTGCAATATCCTTTAAATTCTTCTGGAGTCAAAGCTGCCTTAATTGCATCAATACATTCAATACCACCTTGAGTGTAGTGAGGTGGTTGGTGAACAGCTTTATCTTTGCTCATTTCCTATCTCCTAAACATTTATCAATAGCATCATCAAGTATGGGTTTAAC